TTTTATAATCTTCTATAGAGTCATCAGATTTCTTTTTAAGTGTATCAATAAGTTTTTGTTTTTCGTCTATCTTACTTTTAGCAATTTCAATTTTGTGGTCGATGTCTTTTACATACTCCTTTACCATCTGGAGTCGTGAACGAACTATAGTGTTCATGGTAGAAAATACATCAATATCTAAAAGATTTTCTACAACCAATCTTCTATCTGTTGTAGATAGTTTCATAAATGGAACATAATTGGATGAACCAAGAATGACTACTTGACAAAATGATTTGTATGACATCTTTAGGATTTGTTCTTCTAAAATCTTTTGATAATCTCTAGATTTGGCATCTTGGTCTAATAAATCACCATTCATATAAATTTCAAATCTCTTTGGTTTTAATCCACGAATTATTTTATATTCATCTCTACCAATCAAAAATTCTATTTCCGTTTCACATTCTTTATTGTTTATAGAATTAATTAACTGTGGAATTTTCGTACCACGAAAAGACCTTCCAAACAATGAATATGTCAGAGCATCAAGCATTGTTGATTTACCTGCACCGTTATCTCCAGATATAAGTGTGTTATTATTTTTTCTGAGGTCTATGACTGTTTTATAATTTCCTGTTGATAGGAAATTTCTATAAGAAAGTGTTTTAAATATTATCATATACTTAAACTTTCCATATATAAATCCTTGATAATCTTCTTCATTTTTGTTTTATCTTTTACTTCCTCAATTAAATCTATTTCATTATTGATTAGTGTAACAGTATCTTGTGCCAAGTCAACAATTTCTTCCTTAGTCCATTCAGAATTAATTAATTCTTCTACTACTGTAATCTTTGCCACGCCACAGTTGTAGAGTTTGTCCATAAATCTCTCAAAAGAATAGGGATGTTTTTTATTTTCCACATATAATTTTACATAAGAACCTTTTAAATATTCACAATCTAACTTGGCGCTGTCAACAGGTCCATCTTCATCATTATATGATACCGCATGAAACATCTTATATGGGTTTGGAATAAATTCAATTTCCCTTGTTTCTGTGTCTAATATATGAAACCCCTTTTGCTCTTTTAAATCTGCAAAGGTTATCTGGTATTGTGTTCCCATATAGTATATGTTGCCATGTTCTTGACGACAATGAAAGTGTCCTGTATATACCTTCTCATATCTTTCAAATATTTTTGCATCCATTCCACCATCATATTTGACCCCTCTCATCACATCATATCCTTGCAACTCAAGATGTCCAATGAGAATTGGTGCCGCTGCAGACTTGATAAAGTTTACGGACGCGACATTGTTTTCTTTATTCACCCACGGAAGTAATGCAATATCTAATCCATCAAAGTTTACCACAGCAGGTTCTTCATATAAAATTAAATCATCACCGAATAATTCTCGTATCGAATTGATTGTGTTTGTATTTCGGTAGTATACATCATGGTTGCCAAGAATACAGTGTAATTCTACACCTTCATCTTTTAGTCTATCCATAAATCTTGTACGGACTTGATTAAGAACATTGAAGTTTACAAACTTCCTTCTGTCCATTAAGTCGCCGGCATGTATGACTGTCTTTATATCGTTCTCTTTGAGGTATGGAAAAAATACATCATCGAAGAACTTCATAAAATAATCTAAAAATAATTGGCTGTCGCCTCTTGCACCAAAGTGCGTGTCATTAATCAGTGCTATTTTCACTATTTATATCATCCTGTAAAACTTTATCTAAATTGCTTTTAGTTTTTTTATTTGATTTTTTCTTTTTCTTTGGGGTGAACTTTTCTATATCGGTTTCATTTAATTTAAAATGTTTAGCAAGAAGTTTATCAGAAGATAATTCTTCATTGTTGACATCTTCTTTCTTTTCTTTTTCAAAATAGTTATCTTTAAACCAATTCCTAATTTGTGCATCTTCGGCTGTTTCTAATAATTTAAATTTGATATAGTTTTGTTTTTTTTCTTTTTCAATTCTTCTTAAAAAAGCATAATAAATTATCTGTGTAAAATATGAGAATGGATTTTTTGATTTTTCTGGATTAAAGTTATGTGCGTACATTAAGCAATTTTCTATACCATCGCCAATCATTTCTTCTCTGAATGGATAATTTATAAAATTAGGTCGATAAGATAAATGGTTGGCAATCTTTAAAAAACATTCACCAATATAATCCGTAACTGGTGGTCTTCGTTCATCACAAGAATCTGCTTCAATTATTTTCTTTTTCCATTCAACCATACATTTAAAGAATTCTTTATTATCTACATAATGTGGTTTTGTGGGAGGTTTTTTATCTTCTTTACTCATATGTTACTTATTATACATCAATTATTTAAAATGTATATAAAAATATCTATTTTTTACTTGACAAAATTGCAATTGTCGATTACAATTATCTGTGCCAGGGGAATAAAATAGTTTATATTCATTTTAAATAATCTTCTGGATTTGGTGACCAGTCTTTCCAATCCATGCCGAAGTCTTCTTCTGATTGTCTTTTTTCGTCATCGCCTTTATAGTTGTCATTATGGTGATTGTTATCTCTGAGAGAATCTATTAGAGAATTTACATCTTCTACATCTAATAATCCCGCATCAACTAAAGATAGAAGTGCTTCTGGTGGCAAAAATATTGACATGGTTATAAAATTTTGCATATCGGGAGGCATCATCATTTGGTCATCTTCAAATGCATCTGGGTTTTCGTTTAATTCTTGCTTTACTTTGGTTAAAAAATCATTTAATTCTTCTGGTGTCATATCATCCATTTTTCGAGGTTCTTTGGGAAACTGATTATCTTTTTTTACATCGATTATTTTTCTTTTTGGATTTGAATCCGTATCTTGTTTTTCTTTTTCTAGGTCGTAAAGTTCTACAACATCATTATCTGGTGTTAGATATGTTGCGATAAAGTCTTTTGGTATTTTAGTTTGAATTTCATTTGTATGAGATAGCCAATTCTTGAGAATTGTTATTTCTTTTTGTCTTCCAAAAGGGTCAGGTATGATTAAACTCTTAAAAATCATTGGTCTTGAAAGTATTAACTTATTATTGGCTTCTCCTTGAATTTCTGCAATGAGTTCTTCGCCACTTCTTAATTTTAATATTCGGTATGATTTTTCCATAACTATATTCCCTTATAGTTTTATTTTTAATACATTAAAAACAAAGTTCTCTCTATTATATATCTTTATTCGTTCATCAAAGTGTCGCATAGTGTGGTTCTTGTACTTTTTAAAGTTTAAATTATCACTAATATCATATAATTTGACATGGTCTTTATCATTTGACTTTCTTAACCCCCTGCCAATAGACTGTAATACCCTTACAACCGATTTAGAAGGTGATGAAAAAATAATATTATGAATATTTTTGATATTAATTCCAGTAGAGCAAGTTCCATATGAAGCAATTAATATAGCATTCTTTTCTTTGTCTATAATCTTTCTAATATACTCTCTTTGTTCAGTATCTGTTCCGCCATGAATAAAGAACACCTTTCTATCGCCACATTCACTTCTGATTCTATTAAATAATGGTTTTCCGTGATGTTCCACAAAATTAAATAGGAGTAGAGTATTACCCTTCATACTAGAGCATAGAGAAGTAATAAATTCATTTCGTTTTTCGTGGGTTATTATCCATTTAATCTCATCTTGATATGTTGCTCTTTTTATAGATTCTATATCCTTCATTGGATATTGTAAATTTATACAATCTATTTCTAATTTAGAAAGCAAATCTTTTTCCATCAATTTTGTGGTAGTGGTAACATTATGAACCCCACCAAACAATCCTTCTACTACCAACTTGTGTGTATGTGTCCCATCCAGAGTCCCTGTTGTTCCTATACGGTATTTACAATCCTTTAATTTTGTCATGAGAGTAGTTAAGGACTTGGATTTGAATAAATGACATTCGTCACCAAATATTGCACCATATTGAGAAAAATATTTCTCGGACATCTTATACAAACTTTGCCATGTAGATATTACTACCTTTTTCTCTGTTACTTTATCCTGTCCCGCATATATTACATGACATTTATTATCAACATTCCACTTGTTTTTTGATGAATAATCTTTAAAATCATTATACATCTGAGAAACCAATCCTGTTGTTGGTACGATAATTAGTATCTTTTTATCTTTTGGTAAAATAGATTCATAATACCTAACTAGGCTGTAAATTATTAAAGATTTACCACTTCCAGTTGGAGAAAGAAGAAGACATCGTTCTTTGTTTATTGCATGAGTAATGGCATCTATTTGATGTTCATGTGGTTGTATTTCTTTTCCATTTACAGTTGGTCGTATCTTATCCAGAATATAAGAATTCACATCTTTATGTGGTATAGTAATTTGTGGTTTTTCTATATCAGTTCCAACCGTATAGTTTCTTTCCTTTGCAAATTTATAAACATAATCAAGCAACCCAGAATATAGCAATTGAGTGTGTACACTATAGAGTCGTATTTGACCATCCCATATTTTATTTTTATATGCGGGGGTATATTGATAGTTAGGAACAGTAAAAG